GCGAACTTTTAGAAATTACCAATCTAATACAGTTATTATTGCAGATCAACCTCAGGATGTAATTACATTCAGAGGTGGTAATAATATTGATATAACGTTCAACGCCGGACAGGATACCATTACCTGGGAAGCGAACGTGCCTGGTCTTGCTAATAACGTTAAACAAGAATTTTCTGTTGTAAATAGCACAGTATCAACACTTAGTACCTTGACATATGATGATACAACTGGGGTATTTACTTACAACCCGTCTGATCTTTCCACTTATGCTACCAAAGTATATGTGGACTCAAAAGTTACTAGTGAAATCAGTAATATAGATTTAAGTAGTTATGCCACTGAAACCTGGGTCCAGGGATATGTAGGCACAGCAGTAAATATTCCAGATCTTAGTTACTATGCTTCAAATGCTTGGGTCAACCAATGGGGTAACACGCTTAACACTGCTATCGGTAACATACCCAGAGGATATACTGGAAGTCAGGGACCACAAGGCAATGCTAGCACAGTGCCTGGATTCACGGGTTCACAGGGCAACGCAGTAGTTGCAGGCCATTTTGTATATCATCAAACAACTCCAAGCAATGTATGGATGATTAATCATCATTTGGGACAGAGATACTTAAACGTGGAAGTGATTGATGTTCAGGACAAAAGTCTTAGTGGAACATATGGTTACCCCACCGTAACATTTTTAGACACTTGCAACGTAAGTGTGGAATGGCAAGCTAACACGGTAGGCACAGTAGTACTTTCCAGTGGTGGCGGACAACAAGGACCCAGGGGTTTTACTGGATCACAGGGTGAGCGGGGATACACAGGTAGTATAGGATTCACGGGTAGCCAGGGTATTACTGGTTACAATGGTAGTCAGGGTATTATGGGTTATACTGGAAGTGCTGGCGTACTAGTAGAACCCTATGTGTATGAGCAGAATGTTGTGAGTAATTCATGGGTAATAAGCCATAATTTGGGTTTACAGTATTTAAATGTTGAGATCATTGATCTAGCAAATACCTCCATCACAGGAACATATGATTATCCAACTATTGTATTTGATAATCTAAATACATGTACTATAAACTGGAATTATCCTGCAACTGGCAGAGCTATATTATCAGCAGGACACCAGGGCGATGTGGGGTACACTGGTAGTACAGGAACCAGCGACGTTACCACATTATATACATATGCAACTCTACCCTCTGCTAGCACTGGTAGCAGATGTTTTATAAGCGATTCAAGCGTATCAGCAACTGGTAATTTCGGAAATATTGTTGCATCAGGTGGTGCATTTACTGTGCCAGTGTATTACGATGGCAGTACTTGGCGAATTGGATAGATTCTCTCCAGACTAATATTTAAAAGGATAAATACCATTGAGACAGTCACTATAGTGACTGACAGTGATAATCACTGACTTAGGGGTTTTTTAATATGGCTATCTATGGCAATTTTAAGGGCACTACCCAGACATCCTTTAAAGTGGGAAAATCCGGTAGTGCAATTTACGGTAACGACAATCAACCAACATCGGCATCACAGGGTGATGTATGGATGGATTCTGCAAATACTTCACTAAAAATATATAATGGTTCTGACTGGAATGATTTACTGTCAGATTCATTAGCCCATGGAAATATTCTTTTAGGTAATTCATCCAATAAGTCAGTTACTGCTAATCTTGATGTATCAGTGGGTTCTTTGGGATTTGTAAAATCAAATCCTGGCATAGGTGGCTTTGTATATAATCAATCTGTGGCAGCAAACGTTTGGTCAGTATCTCATAATTTGGGACAAAAGTATCTAAATATAGAAATAATCGACGACACTGGCAACAGCATAACAGGTACATACGGGTACCCAACTATCAATTTTGTAAATGCCAATCAGTTGACAGCAACATTTTCAACCCCCACTGCAGGATATTTAGTTGCAAGCTCTGGTCAAGGCTACACTGGTAGCACTGGCGGAGTGGGATACACTGGTAGTCAGGGATTTACTAATTTTACTGTGGCAGGAAATACTGGAACTGACATAGTGAACACTGGTGAAACTATTAGTATGGTAGGAGTTGCCAACCAAATTGAAACCACAGTTACAAATAATCAGATATCCATGGGTATTGTGGACGGCGCAAATATTGCAAATTTGACAGTCACTGGTAATTTGTCCACTGAAATTATATCTACTACTAGTAATATTGCTGCTGGTAATGTTAATGTTACTGACACTATTATTGTTGCTGGCGGCACCGGTGGTACTATTAGCACTGGAAACGTGGATGCTGGTAATGTAAATGTTACTGACACTATTATTGTTTCTGGCGGCGCCGGTGGTACTATTAGCACTGGAAACGTGGATGCTGGCAATGTAACTGTTACTGACGAAATTCTGGCCGGATATTATGTAGAAACTTATCAGGCACTCACTGGCACAACAGTGGCTATAGATTGCACAGCCGCATCGGTGTTTAGTTTAAGTACATCGGGCGCAACAACGTTCTCCTTTACTAATGTACCAAGCACTACTAATACTGCACTGGGACTCACGCTGGAAGTTACTGCTGGTGGAACACATACACTTACCTGGCCGGCCAGTGTTAACTGGGCTGGTGGCAGTGCACCAGACGATCCTGCTAGCGGTGAAACTAACATTTATGGTTTTTATACCAGGGACGCAGGTACTAATTGGTATGGCTTCCTTAGTGGCGCCGACATGTCATAATTTTTTAGGGACAATCAATGGCTCATTTTGCACAAATACATAATAATACAGTTATAAACGTTATTGTAGTCGATAATAAAGTACTATTAAGTGACACTGGCGTGGAACAGGAATCTCTAGGCGTACAATTTTGTCAGGAACTCATGGGCGGTACCTGGATACAAACATCCTACAATAATAACTTTAGGAAACAATATGCGGGCATAGGTTACACATATGATCAATCTTCAGATGTTTTTGTAGCCCCTGCACCCTACACTAGTTGGAGTTTGGATAGCAATCATGATTGGCAACCGCCCACTCCAATGCCAATAGACGACAAAATATATATATGGTCTGAGGACGATGGGTCCTGGACTGAAATTACTAATTCACCCATGGGTGTATGATATGAGTAAAATTTTTAGCATAGTACAACAAGCGGCATCCACAGTTACCAGCGGCGGTAATCCTGCAACTTTTTCGGCTGCAATGTTAGTGCTAGGTCCTGGAAGTGCGGGAGGTGACGCCGCAGGAAATAATATCGGTGGGGGTGGTGGTGCTGGAAGATTTCATGAAACTTCAGCAGTAACTATATCATCAGGCGTTGCTTATACCGTAACAGTTGGCGCCGGCGGCACTACTTCAGGAAAAGGTTCAAGTTCAAGTTTTGGTTCTATTGCTACTGCTATAGCTGGCGGTAATGGTGCTGGTTATAATACCACTGTTGCTAATTGTAATGGTGGCTCAGGGGGCGGCGGCGATTTACGAAATTTGTTATCAGGTGGGGGTTCGGCTACTGCTACAGGCAGCACCTCGCCAAGTTATGGGAATTCCGGTGGTGGTGGTGATTATCCTGCTGGCTGGCCATATTCTAACGCAGGTGCTGGCGGTGGAGCTGGGGGCAGCGGTGGTAGCTACCGTTCCAGTGGCGGAGGCATTGGTGGTACTGGCAGAGCAAGCAGTATCACAGGAACATCTGTAACCTACTGTGGTGGTGGAGGTGGTGGCGCCTATACCGGTAGTGGGGGATCGGGAGGTTCTGGTGGAGGTGGCAACGGGGGCAATTCTTCCTCTACTGCTGCACAAGCTGGAGCAGCTAACACTGGTGGCGGTGGTGGTGGTGGAGGCTTTGCGGGAAGCTACAATGGCGGTGATGGTGGCAGTGGCTTAGTTTGTATGACTTCTGAATACCAGGCAGTGGCAACATCAGGTAATCCTACCACAAGTACATATTCTTCGGGCGGTACTACATATTACAGATACCTTTTTACAGGCTCTGGTAGCATAACATTTTAAATATTATACCTTTTGTATACAAATTTTGTATCGCTAAATATGATTAAATTTAAGAGATTTTATATGTAGTGCTACCAATGTGGCCACAAACTACATCTGTGTCTGCCCAGACTTCGAAACCCTTATCTCGTGCCTTGGCACAAAAATCCCAGTCCTCGCTTATTGTGTTTTTGTGATTTAATGCAACATGGTATTCAAATGCAGGTTGCCCCACAGACTGAAACACTTTACGTTTTACTAAAACACACCCAAATCCACATGCCCCTATTTTAATTAGTTGCTTGTTTTGTATATCCTCCCAGGATACATTCCCGCCATGTTCAGCATATATTTCCAAAATCTGATCTTCCTTTCTTTGTCTGTATATACCACTAACAATATCCAAATCATGATCCAGAAATTTTTGTAACACGTCATTGTCAAATGTAATGTCACTATCCACACTAAACAGATAGTCATAATTTCCTTTTATTACCCAATCTGCAATTAAGTTTCTGATTTGATCCACGCGATACCCATAAAAATATTGAAAATCTATCTCAATATTGTCGTCCACTATTTGGTCGTAAATACTTTTGAAGGTATCAACTTCAATGTTTTTAGCGGTGGGTATAGCTATCAATACTCGTTTTTTAGCACTGGCATACACTTTGGGATCGTCCAGCCAGTCTACACCATGATTAAGCACATAGTTTGCATTGCTTGTTTGTTCTTCTGCGTTGACTTTGTAGTCGTTATCGCTATGAGCATCATTGTAGACGTACCATAGATCAGGAACACAAACTACTTTGTCGGGATGTGCTGCTTCTAAGGCAGCGTAAAATAGGGCAGTATCGCCACCTGCTTTAAGCCATTTGCCATTGGCATCCTGATATGTGGTGTCCTTGTATATATGCAACATACGTGCTCTGAAGGTTCTTAAGTGTGTGTAAGGCATGTTCCAGGAAAAGCGATGAGATCTGTATTGTTTATTTTGCTGTATGTTTGGAGGGTATGGTTGGGCTATTAAGGGAATACCGTCCACTAAACTCCAACAACTCCCATAACTAAACTCACAATCTGCGTGATATAGATTGTTTATCTTTTGGAAAATTTCTGAATCTGGATAAAGCCAATCATCGCCATCAACAAGTATTACTATGTTTTCAGGATCAAGTTTGTTTATTAATTCCACTTGATTTCTTACTGCACCTAGATTTTCTTTATTGTCGTATACTTTTAAGTTACAGTCAGGTCGGTGTATTTTTAATATATCGTCTATGGTTTCCAGTGGATTATCTGTGCTTGCATCATTGATGAGATGTACTGTATAATTGTCATAGTCCTGTGCAAAAATACTTTTTAAACACAGCGGCAAAAATTTGGTTGCGTTATAGAAAGGCACCACAACGTCAATGTGTTGTTGTTTTTTTCTGATAACTGGGTTATGGTGGGGATTACTAAATCTAGTGCCAAAAACATGCTTTACCCTTTGATTAATGTCACTTACGCTTTGATATTCAACTTTGGATAGATAATCAAATTTAAGTGCTGCACAGAAATGTTGTTTCCATTGTAGTGCTACTGTATCCCATGTATTGATCCCTGCTAATTGGTTGCATGCATATTGCTTTTGTTGATGCAAGTATGTATTATTATAGGCCTCAATAGTCAAATTTACAAATCTATCCTCCTGGTCAGCACCTACGATGTTGGGAAATAATCCATTTGCCTGTATAGCATAGGGAGTCTTCCAGCATGCCTGATCTATGGCAACCTCTTCCAAGGCACCAAAAATGTTACATATAACTGGAGTATTATAGCTCAGAGCCTCCAGCACACTGATGCCATAAGTTTCTGGAAATTCACCGGGATAAAGCATAAAGCTGGATCTTCTCATCCACATTGCAACTTCTGGTGGTGTAACAATGCCAGTAAATTGTATGTTTAAATCAGGATTATTTTCAGCAAGTGATTTTAAATTTTCATATGTTTGTTGTTGTTCGTCCTTGGCATCATTGTCGCCAAATTTATAATACCCTCCCAGAATCGCCAACTTTGCTTCTGGCAATTGTTCTTTGACTCTGGGCCAGATACGTTCAACTAAACTTCTCATGCCCTTTGTAACACTACTGTTAAAAACAAACAGATTGGGATCCTTTGTAGTAACATCCACCCAATCATCACCATATTTTGTAATAGCATTTCTGGTCTGAAAAATATATTTTTTCATGACTTCAAAGTTTCTTTTTTTGCCATGATCGCAGTTTGTGACATAGGTAGTATGGAAATCACTCAGTGTAAATACTTTGTGTATCAAGCCATCCAGACACATGCCTTCGATCAAATCGTCCCCATCACAAAAAGTATCATGCATCCATAGGACGCGATATCTGCTAGCATTGGAAACATGTTCAAAGTCAGGCATGACAGTAAAGGTCTTAAAGCGTTCTTTAATAGCATTGGGTGCAAAAGGTGCTACTGTACGACTGGAAATCATGACATCAAAACCTTGAGTGTAATTAATTATTTCCGACAATGGTATATATGTTACATCATGATATACGCCAGGCTTACAGTCGTCCCTGGTGCAATCGTTAAATACCTTTACGTCATAGCCTAATAGTGCTAATTCTCTGCTTAATTGGATTACGGCACTTTCCGACCCGCCTAGTCCTCTACGGTTAAGGGTGTCTCCGTCATACGGCAAGCCAAAAACGTCTATAAATGCAATAGATTTCATACTTCTACTTACTAAAACAGTATGCCCAGGATCTATTTTTGCGGTTTATGCATAAATAAGAGTTACATACAGAAACACAGACTCTACCAACACAGGAAACAGGAGAGCGTGTAAATGGAAGAAGCATTAGGCATTATAGCCGAATTAGGATTCCCTATTGTCATCAGTTTAGTAGCTGGTGTTTTTATCTTTGTCGCAGTTAATCATATACTTAACGGTATTCTGGATCAACTTAAATTTCTCAATAACATACTTAAGGGTATGGAAAATCGCGTGAGCACCATGAACAATGACACCATAAGAATTGATGTCACAGTGTGCAATGTATTGGGTATTAGACCGGACATAGATCGTGTTGCCAGAGCCAAGGGCAAAGACGATGCGAGGAATGATTAATGGATCCTCAAACTGTTGCAATTGCAATTTCCGATTATGGTTTTCCTATTGTTAGTAGTGGATTATTGCTATATCTGGTTTACTTTATTTGGAAATTTATAACAGAACAAATAGAACCACTCATAGAAGAAATACATAGCACAAGCCTAAGGCTTATGGAAAAAATTCGTATGTTGGATAATGATAACATCAGATTGCAACAGAAGTTGGATACAGTAATAGAGATCAGGGAGGCAGAGCACGTCAAGCGTAGTTTGGACGATATTACTATTAGTAATAACGAGTAGTAATACTCAACATCCAAATGTAGTAAAGCGTAGCAAAAAACAGAAGTTACTAAACTTCGTTAACATGGGAAAAGACTGATGAAGAAAATTATTTTTGCTCTGGGAGCTATGAGTATTTTAGTCCTATCAATTAATGTACATGCAGACCAAACAGGTGATTGTACTCAAGGTACTCAATATTGTGAGTCAGTAGATAATACTACGACTACTACAACGACGACTACCTCAACAGCAACTAATACTAACAACAATACGAACACGAACGCGAATACAAATACGTCGACGAATACTAATACTTCAACCAATACAAATAATAATACTTCGGTTAATACGAACACGAACACAAATACTAGCAATAACACTAATACGAATACTAACACTAGTACCAACGTAAATACAAATACTAATACTTCAACCAATACCAACACAAATACCAACACAAATACTAACATCAATACCTCTAACAACACAAATAATAATACGAACACCAATAATAACACAAATAACAATACTAGCACATCGACTAGTAACAACACAAATACCAATAACAATACGAACACGAATACTAGCACTAATACCAATAACAACACGAATAACTCTACTTCTAATAATACAAACACAAATAATTCAACTGTCAACAGTACTGCTAATAATACGAACACAAATAACTCTACGGTAGATCAAACTGTAAATAGCACGTCTAACAATACCAATAATAATAACAACAATACGACTTCTGATAATAAAAACGAGAATATTAACAAAAACGAAAGTACTAGTGATAGTAATGTTAAAACAAACAATACAAATACCAGTAACAACACCAATAATAACACCAACAAAAACATAAACGAAACGACACAGAACATTAAACAAGAAATTAAGAGTCCTCCAGCTAGTGCTATAGCACCCAGTATAGGGGCATCGTTTTCGCAGGACTTATGTACAACAGGCGTAAGTGGTGCTTTCCAAGGACAGATATTTGGTATATCAGGTGGTAGATCAGTTAACGATTTAAATTGTGAAAGAATTAAACTTTCTAAAACCGTATATGATATGGGAATGAAAGTGGCAGCAGTTTCATTAATGTGCCAGGACAAACGAGTATTTCAAGCAATGGAAATGGCAGGCACTCCTTGTCCATATGAAGGAGCCATAGGCCAAGAAGCCGCAGCTAAGTGGGACGAAAATGCTCATGAAAGACCGGACTTTAAAGAGTATCAACAGAAGATGGAAAGGCGAGAAGAGCAGGTTGCTTTAAAAGTAATATTAGCCAGCAAAGATGAAAAGAATAAAAAAACAGATTGGATTAAGGCCTGCAAAAAGACAGACCACACCGCAGGCAAACATAAAGGTATTAGAAAATCAGGGACTACTTGTAAAACAGAATGGAAATTACTAACTTCTTCAGCAAACTAATATTTGTGGCTTACCTATGTGTTGCCTTTGTGGGAAATGCTGATGGTGCCTCTACTTATGATGGTACAGGAAATGATTGGTCTATAGCAGACGGATCAGAAGCCGGCGGTCCTGGTGTTGGTAATATACCACTATTCAACATTTATAATTCAGGTACAAATTGCAGCGGATCTGACGATGGTAGATGTGCAGAAACTCATTGGGGGTTTGACTTTACTAGGTGGGGCGAAACATTTGATGGTGGTAGACAAAATACCAATGGATGTCTTAACTTAATTAAATCAACCGGTGGTGCACCTTCAGCACAATGTAATGATTACACACCACAACCACTTCCTTACAGAGACTACACATTGTATCCTTTTTGGACAGACCTTATTCTAGGTATTGCAACATTAGACGACGGTACAACAAGATCATCTAAGATGGCTTATCAAAACTTTGGAGACTATGTTGTATATGGTTGGTACTTTATGAGGGAGTACAACAGACCTTCTAGTAATAGTTTCGAGCTTATAATCCGTGATGACAATACCTTTGGTATGTTGTATGGAGAATTAGATATTAAAAATCATGATGTGTTAATCGGTGAACAAGGTAAAGGTTCCGACGGCGAACATAAAACATTTTTATATTACGATGACAACACAGGCGGACATACAACCTTTGATAGTTACGATAACGCTAATGGAAACATAGAAGGAGCTAACATCGGCACTGGCTGGACAACAGGCAAGGTTATATACTCAGATACTCAAGACAATTCATGTGAAGTTGATCCTTTATCTTCATCAAACTGTCCAGGATACGATGACGCATACGCAGCTCAACAATTATTTTTAGAATGCCAAAACGATCCATTGTATTCCCCACAATGTGGAGGTTTCGCTGAGGCATATGCAGACTCAGAGTGTGATAGAGATCCTTTGTTTAGTTCTACATGTCCAGGTTACTATGCAGAACTCCAGCGTATAGAAGAGGAAGAACAAGCAATGTGGGACGATATGATGTCCATGCAGGGTGATGAATATGGTTATACTGACCAGGACAGAGAAAACCAACAAGGGTTTGCAGACGGAAATGATTGTGGTGCATGCGGATACGATCCCAGAGAAGACGACTCTCTACAATACGATCAGTTAAACGGCGAACAACAAATGCTAGTAGATTCAGGTATGAGTATACAGGATGCAGTACTTATAACAATGGGTCAAGATGATATAGCTGCGTTAGGCTTAGATCCTAGTATCCAATGGAACGGCACAGACCATATGGGTACCCATATTGAAGAAGAGTATGAGGACATGGCCACTTTAATGTTAACAGGCGAATTAGACGAGACCTGGGCAGAAGTAGAACACGATCAAAACATAGAACACTTCGGGGAGGGCTATGAAGATTTTACCATGGAAGAGTGGTATGATATAGACGTTCGAGAGTTTGGACAAGAACAAGTGGACGAATGGTATGGAGCAGAGGTAGAATTTAGTGAAGAAGGGGAAATGGTTTGGGAAACATATGACTATGCTTTAGATCCTCAAGTAGCAGATGACTTAATGTATCACAGCCACTTAGATAATGAGGACTTAGAATATCTAATTGCCATCCCAGGCGATTTAAGAGATTGCCCTACATGTGGAGAAGAAGATTTTAACCCAGAAGACTTTGAAGAAGACAGACCTGAAGATGAATACTTAGAAGACTTCGAGCGTGAAGCATTAGAAGAACAGGAAGAAGAAATATTTGAAGAGTTTATTGAGGAAGTTGGAGAAGAAAGAATTGAAGATCTAATCGACGATGAAGCGTTCCAAGAATTAATTAGTGAAGAAGAGTTAGAAGAACTTTTAATGCCTGAAATGGAAGAGGAGTTTTTCCAAGAAGAGGAATCTGCAGAGGAACTTAGAGAAGAAGAGGCAAGGGAAGAAGTTAGAGAAGAACAACAAATTAGAGAAGAGCCAAGTCGTGACACCCGAAGTCGTAGACAAAAAGGTGGCGGTAGTTTAGCTGCAGTATCATCAGCATCCATATCAATCTCAGCAGCTATCGGTAAAGCAGACTTTGGTGGGGATAGTGCAACAGTAAGTGTTGTTCAAGACATTATACAAGATAGTGGTTCATCAGGTAGCACAGGAAATTCATTTAACGATGGTGGACAACAAATGCAATCATCAGATGGTAGCAGTAACAATTTGGGCGGTTATATAGCCCAAGAGAGTACAACAGGTGACTCTACAATACAAGAACAACAAGAACAGTCAATGGGACAAACATCAGTACAGGCAGTTACAACAATAGACACAGGAGCTAGTACATCAGCGTTTGATGTAGCACAAGATCAAACACAATCGGGTGGCGGTCAAACACAAGACTTTATACAGAGTTTTGATGATGGACAAGGCATATCCGGACAAGATCAAAACTTTGAAACAGGTTTTAATGATGCTATAGCCTCAGGAACAGGTATTTCAGATTTCCTTAGTCAGCAAACACCTGACTATGGTAGATTTGAAATAGCTCCTCCTACAATGCAAGAACAGAGAGTGGGAAGTGCAGTAGAGAGTTTGGCAGATTCATTAGGAGCAGAGGTTGCAGCTAGTAATCTAGCAGAACAGTTAGAAGCAGTACAGTCTGGTGATGACGGTGAATACGGAGATCAGACAATTGCAGTTGCTTACATAGGGTATACTGCTGGGTTTAGTCAGTACACGGGGATGGCACAATTGACAGACGCGCCAGGATATGGTCCTGAGTCTCAAATACCCGATGCTAAAATAGATGATAACAAATATGGATTTTATATGATGGCAGGTAACACGCAAAACAAGTTACAGAAAATGATTAACGCACAATATAAAAAGGAGCAATAAAATGGCAGAAGTAGAATACAACGGTGTAAAGATTGGTGGGTCCAAACTTTTACTATTACTTCCATTAGTAGGAACTTTAATGGGAGGGCTATGGGGAGGCTTTGAACTCTACAATAGACTCCTTGAAGCAGAAGCTAAACTAGAACAATTAAATCCTGATCAAATAATTAATCAGATTACACTTTTTAAAGAAACAAGTGAGATTGAGTTAAAAAATCTTCAGGATCTCACGATAATTATTAAAGACGAACTGGGTAAAGATATACAGGAAGCTGTACGACTAGCCAGGGAAGTTGAAAACGAATCAACGCAATCCCAACGAGAAGTTCGTGATGATGTTTATGAAATGGAAAAGGAAATGCAACAGCGTTTCAAAGAGTTTGATACTGACATGAGAACTATGAGAAAAGAGCTTGAAGATCGTATGAAAGAGATATTAGAGAATCCACTTAATGATGCGGAGTAGATCTTAATTTGACTATGGCAGATAATTAATTATAACAACTACGATTATTAATCAGATAGCCATTTGTCCAATACTAATCTTTTTAATTATATAGTGATCAATTATGAAAATAACAATTACTAGTGGATGTTTCTATAAGCTTAAACGTAGCCATTGTCCACGGAATATATCCCTATCACTAGGAGGTACTTGCCTTTATTGATCGTATATCAGTCAAGGGACAAACAGCTCGGTTGACATATATACCCTGGTTAGTGTAGACTATGCTTTAGCGATCAATAATGTTACACATGCTTACCAGAATTCGTCCAGGAGTGTTAGTAAACAAAACCTTAGGCATTTAAGAAAATATAATAATGTGCTAACAGATCTATATGATCACAGATTGAATCAACCAGAGCCAGGACCAGATTGGTACGGTGTAGACAGAAAGACAAGTAAGTAAACATATGACAATAAAATTAGGTATCATAGGCCATGGATTTGTGGGTAGCGCAGTATCCAATGGGTTTAACCGTGATGTACAAAAACTCATAGTAGATCCATTGCTCACAGATGTTAGTATTGAAACTTGTGTTAAAAATTTTAAAGCAGACGCATTGTTTGTTTGTGTTCCTACCCCCGAAACTACGTCCGGTGATGTTGATGTTAGTATAGTAAACAGTGTGGTTTCAGAATTAAGTAATCTTAATTTCAAAGGTGTAGTAATTATAAAAAGTACAATTACTCCCAAACATCTGACAAACTTTAGTAAAAACAATAGAAATTTAAGATTAGTATATAATCCTGAATTTCTCACTGAAGCAAATTCCAATGCTGATTTTTTAAATCCTAACATGCAAATACTGGGCGGGGAATGGAGTGATTGTGAATATGTTGAACGGCTCTATGTTATCAATAGTAAAGTCAGAGTAGTACCAACCTTTAAGACTGACTTTATAACTGCAAGTTTGCTCAAATACACTATCAATAGCTGGTTAGCTACTAAAGTTGTTTTCTTCAATGAATTACATGACTTACACACCCAGAGCAAAACTGAGGTTCCCTGGGAGGATTTCCTGGATATGCTGACCAGAGATCCAAGGATAGGCAATACTCATATGCAAGTTCCTGGACCTGACGCTCAATTGGGATTCGGGGGCCATTGTTTCCCCAAGGATACGGCTGCGCTGCTGTATTATGCAAATAAGTTGGGTGTAGATATGAGTGTACTGGAAAATGCAGTAAATAAAAATAAAAAGTTCAGGCCCTAGCAATTTCCAGTATACGTTTTAGTTTTTCTGTACCACCGTTTTTTTCCAAGGTAGAAAAAGTACCTTGATGTAATGGCTTAGGCCATATGCCAATGTTTACCCAACTATATCCTGCACTTTCTGTGTTAAGAACTGGCATGAATTCTGTTTCTGTGACATATACGAAGCTATAATAATAAAACTTTTTATTTTGACTTTGGTACACGTCAATGGGATTTAATTTAGTTAGTTCAGGCACGATGCCTATTTCCTCCATTAACTCACGCCTAATACATTCATATGGAGTTTCGCTACCTTCAGTCATGCCTCCCCAAAAACCCCAGGTGTGTTTAAATCGTTTTTCTGAATTTCTTAGTTGTAGTAGACATCTGCCAGTATCACGTGCAAGAAATACTACCCCTGCGGCAGTAATTTTGTTAGGGGAAGAGCCTCCAGAAACCGCCGTTGTAGACTCCCTCATATGAACTGAACCATTTTTCACCATCCCATTTTAACTGCTTGTTAGTATAGTTATTGGTTAAAACTTGCGTTTGTGGAGATTCAGAACTGTTAAATGATATAATCCATTCTCCTTGCGCGGAGTATTCAATGATATCATTTGCATTTGCCTTGACGTTATTAATGCCCCAATAGTCGCTCCCTGACCAGGGAGTGTCTGATGTAATTAAGTATCTTTGTCCTATTTGTGCAGAGGGCAAGCCATCATCAGGTGCAGCATCATCTGGATTTACGATTCTATCTATGGAAGGCAGTGTATTGGAAGGCAACGTATCTGCAGCTATGTTCCATATTAATTTACTAGGGTCAAAAGGATGTTCCTTAACACCGCCTACTATCATTGCTACCTCATTATCCAAATCATCACTGGTGTTAATTTTTAGCAAACTAGTATCTGTCAACAGACCGCCTTGTATTTCCAATAAGTCGCTCCATGTAGCAGGAGAATAATCTAAATTTAAAAGTTGAGCTTCACTAGCTTCTATTCTTAATCTATAATCATTGGGAGTTATTATTAATTGTTCAGGAGTTTCAGATACACTTCTAAAGAAATCATAAAATTGGCTGTCGAATCCATAATCATCGATGTCGGTGTCAGAAAATACATTTGTCACAATTGTTTGAATTATCTGTTGTCTCTTTACTTGTGCTGGAGGATTAATCCATATGGGAACTTCGAAAGTCATGGTGGAAATGTCTATGATTTCATCCACTCCCTGAGGTATAGATCTATTGCTCCAATTAACGTCAGTGAGAGTTACTTCAAATATGCTACTCCAGTCCAGAGGATTATTAGTGCTTTGAATTTGTATGCTAGGGTTAAATATAACCATTAGCTGCTCCATGATTTGCAACTTGGTGTCAGTATTGGGAGACCAAATATCAACCTGTATGGTGAGATTATATGGCACAGGCATGTATCTGTTTACTGTGTATAAGTTGCCGGGTCCATTTAAATATGTATTCGACTCCCTGTCATATTCTCTTTCTGCTACCTGCACTGTGTCTACATTAAAAGGTTCCTGTGTCCTGCTTTGATCATACTTTAAATTTTGTATTGAAACACTTATAAATGGTGCAGAGTTTATGATATTTTCTGAATTATTGCGCATGATGTGTGTGACCATACGACTACTATCTGCATATCTACAGGGAACACGATTGTAATTTTCACCGGTGTCAGTGTACTCTCTGACATGAAAATGACTAAAAATTCTGATTAATTGTATCAGATACCTACGTATCTGCTTGTCATACCACCAATCTAAATTTTCAGATTTGCCGTCTATGTTATTGTATTTTCCCGCCATTATTTTCTCTTTTTCTGTCCAGCACAGTGAGCCTTTTGACTAAAGCCTTTGGGTTTGCCACAGTCAATCGAACGCTTATATTTGTTTGACCACTTTTTTGTAACTATTTCTGCTATTTTCATTTGCTGTAGCATCCTCTGCAAACTGCCATCTTTTATCCAGGTACACAACCAATCTTCCTGAATATTCGTCCAAAGCGTATGTTCGCTCTATTGGGTTTTTGGGCAGTTCTTTTACTCTGATTTTATTTGACATTTTCTAAACGTCCCATTAATCTTTCTGCTCTGTTCGTTACCTGTTTATACCATAAACTATCTCTGCCTTCTATTGCAGCTGTTTTCCAGGATGCCTCAAGTATCGCACCATGCATCTTTTTAAATTTACTAAGTCTGGTTCTGCCCATGTTGAACATCATGTTAACCAATATTTCCTGGATTTCTCCAGGCAATCCGTCAAATGTTCCAGGCTCGTACAATTCCTGACATTCAGAAATTGCGATGTCGAGGTCTTTTTGGAAACACTCTTGTACTCTGTTTTCTGACACTGGCGTCCCTGCTTCCTGTCCTGATTCTGGGTCTGTGTTGAGCACCAGATGGCCCACACCAAATGTGGGGTACCCAAGGTGGTCGAGATAGATTTCATATTCTACACCTTCATCAATTTTAAGTTGCTCATATATTGCTTGTCTGTTCAATGTCTAATCCTCTAATTTTCTGTTTCTGGGTTTGGTATCTGTTTTTGGCATCACAACCTGACTCATGTTAGTTTTTTCAGGTTCCATGGTTTCGTCACTGTTGTGTCTGATATTATCGTTATTGATAAAGTGTTTGAGGGCACGATTTGCACTAGTCCATTTCTCTCTGGTTTCGTCCTCCATTCTTACCCAACGATTACCAGATTTTTGGAATAATCTGTCAGGAATAAAATCTGTTCTGAGAAAATAATCTCCATCTGTTACCCCTGACTGTGGAAAAGTGTCTCCACTGCCTATGATAGTACCGCCATGAAGATTTCCTGTACTACCATCCCCCTCAAGAGCAATACTTGGCGGTGTTGGTAAACTGGGGTCTACAAATAAATGGTCTCTGGATCTGGTATGTGGCATGTTTGGTACATCGATCTCAGCTTGCTCCATGACTCTGTCTTGTGCGCGCAGTTCTGTCTGGTATGTACTAATAAGATTTCTGAGATCCTCTGCTTGGGTGCCGTCCCCAAGTATGTCACGATACTCCTGTGAGTCAGTTATGGTGCCTAATTTAACTCTCCACAAGTGTGGCCACCATCTAGGATCATAACCTTCTGCTGGGCGAGTTCCTTCCTTGACTACCATGAATCTGTTAACAGCGTCATCCTTGCCTAATAGCAAGTCGTCTCTGAGGTGAGGCAGCTCCAGGACATCGCCTGGCATCAATTTGCGGCCCAGTGTGCTGACCATGCTTTCTATATGGAAGTTCATAAACATAGTATCGTTAGCCAGGAATGCCCCAAACTGAGTAAGATCAAAGCTATCGTTGTCAGCCAGCGCATATGCTCCTCGCATTTCGTACAGATCCTTAGAATACTTTCGATCACGATTTTCCAGGAATAGTAAGTCCTGTATAAAGACTTCTGTTGTATCGATTGCTGAACTAGGGTTACTGGGATCACCATCATATGGTGTTTCCACAACTCCCATGTATTTGTGGCAAATTACCCCAGTGCCGCCAGCAAAGACATTTTCGCCCACGATACGATCGATAAAATCGTAATCATGTGTCTTATTTCGGTTCCATAACGATATACGTGGCATCAGTTCTCCTTGTGTACTATTTATCGCTTGACAGATCCACAGGAACATGTTATTTTATATAAACACTGGAGATAATCATGGCATTCATAGTATTAACCCACAACAACGACGGGGACGCTGTCGTAGATATATATGATAGACGACCGAGTTATGTGGTCATCGACAAATCAAGCGTGATGCTTGAGGTAACGGTAGATAAATCTAGATACAAAAATGTTTTTCAGGACATACAACAAATAGCATCTGCGCTAAGGGGGCAGTAATATGGCAAAGGCAAAAGCAAACTTCTCGTCTCAGGGCATCAAAACGCCTGATTATAAGATTATTAAATCTGACATGAAGCCTGTTAGTATTAATGGCATTGCCAGAGATTATCACAGACTCATGGATGAAGCCTTGTGGTATACTCATTATGAAGTGCCCAAAAAAACTCTCAAAGCAGAGTTTATGAAATTTGCTCTGACTATTGACAAGACCAAGGCCAAGCAACTTAAACATGTGCCTGACTATGCTTTTCAGGTGTTCGGTAAGTATGCATACATAGGAAACAAGGGTGCTGAACTCAGTACAGAGCACACTGAACAAATTACCATGGCAATAGATACACTACTGGAAATGCATCCTCATGTCGAAGAGGAAATACAGGAAGAAAAACCAGTGGGCAGGGTTATTAGCATACAGGAACGTATGCGTCAGCAGGTGTCTGAACTATGTGGGCAATGGGAAGGTTATCTGGATGACTGGCGTGATGGTGAGTATGATCTCAAAAAGTTTGATCCCTACAAAGAGATGATTTCATATCAGCCCGCTATTAAACCTGCCCATGCTAAGATTATACAACAGATGTATGAGGCTGAGTATGCTGAAGCACAGGAGTTGGTGGCCTGGGAGGACGAAGAGATCAAGGAAGCATATATCCAGTTTACTGGCAAAGCACAAGATCGCAAAAACTTCCTGAAATTTTATGAACTAATTATGACTGCTACAAGCACTCTGATAAACACTGGCAAGGCCAACCGCAAGCCCAGATCTAAGAAAGCCCCCAGTAAAGAAAAATTAGTAGCTAAACTAAAGTATAAGCAATCAGATCCCTCCATTGGACTTGCAAGTATAAATCCTGTGGGCATTCTGGAAGCCAATGAAATTTGGGTGTATAATACTAAAAATCGTAAACTAATCCATGCAGTAGCAGAACCCATGCTGGGTGGTTTGGGAGTCAAAGGTACCTCACTGGTGGGATTCGATGTTAATAAAAGCTCGCAAAAGACTATTCGTAAGCCAGAAGTATTAAAAGGTGCAGATAAGTTAGCTCGTACCAAGTTTGAGAAGCTATATAATGATCTCTCCACTACCGATACTGCTATTAACGGCAGAATCAATGAACATTGCATTATAATCAAGGCGTTTTCCTGATAAATACATTTATCAGGAGATATCATGCCCCAGGACACTATAGGATTTCGTAACAGAGAAGAACTCATCAATTACACTCGTTTAAGATTGGGCGAGGGTATGGTAGATGTGGAACTAGATCGCGAACACTACGACATGGCTATAGACAATGCCTTGGGTATGTATCGCAGATTAAGTTCTGGTGCAGTACAAAAAAGCTATATTTTTCTGGAAGCACAGGCAGAAATCAACAAATACACACTTCCTGACGAAGTCATGGTAGTTACCAGATTATGGCGTAAACAGGCAGGCCTTAGTGGTGGTCTTATAGATAACGGTGGTATTATTTTTGACCCTGTGTATGGTGTATATCCTCCTGGCAGTTCAGGTGCAGGTGGTGGTGTTCTTAGCATGATTAATGCCATAGCAATGTATCAGGAAACTGCGCAGTTTGTTCTTGCCGCAGAATTTGATTGGTTATGGGACAGAGTCAGCAAGCAACTCACTATATTAAGACGCGTAACATCAGATGAAGAAGTATTGGTAGCAGTAGAAAACTTTATACCAGAAGCCACTCTACTCAGAGATGTTTATAGTTCGGATTGGTTGGCAAATTGGACGCTTGCTGCTTCCAAAGTTACACTGGGCACAGCCAGAGCAAAATACACCACAGGTTTGCCAGGTCCTGGCGGCGCCATACAGTTAGACGGTGAAGCCCTCAAACAGGAAGGCTACGACGAAATGGAAAAACTCAAACAGGGTATCTTTTTGTTTGAGGAAGGCAGTCGTCCACTGGATTTTATTATAGGTTGACATATATACATTTTATTAAATTACATACAAAGGCATAGTAATGATTATAGGCATAGTTGGTCACATAGGATCCGGAAAGGACACCGTGGGCAATTTCATAACAGAATCCGTAGGTAAAACAGGACGCACAGACAGTTTTGCGGCTCCCCTTAAAGATTTGTGTTCAAGTATATTTGGATGGCCTAGACATCTTCTGGAAGGTAACACCATGGAAAGCCGGGAGTTTCGTGAGACACCCGATATTTTTTGGACTAGTAAAACAGGAATCGATAATTTTACTCCCAGATTAGCCCTGCAACTTGTGGGTACTGATGTTCTCAGAGATCATTTCCACAACGATATTTGGATTAATAGTTTGGAATATCGATTAAGAAAAATATCTGACTCTGATACAGTAGTAGTAACTGACGCAAGATTTACAAATGAACTTAATATAATTAAGCATCTGTGTGGAACTATAATTTGGGTACAGCGTGGTGGGTTACCTGCCTGGTATGAAACAGCAGTACAAGCCAACGGCGGTAATGTTGTGAGCAAGCGCATAATGACCACTAAGTATCGTGATGTACACCAATCCGAATGGAATTGGGCAGGATACCCAGTCGATCACATAATTCGTAATACTGGCACACTTGAAGACTTAAAAGTTAAAACATCCCAAATCTTATTCCAAATACAAAAGCGCCAAAAACAAGCCTGACCTATTTATCTGTTTAGTAATTTTGCATTCCAAAGATATTCTAATAAGGCATAATTATTGCTTTTTAGATAAATATTGCTAACTAATTCACAATAGGAGAGTTATTATGGCAACATTAGTATCACCAGGAGTGAGTATTAGCGTATCGGACGAAAGTTTCTACGCCAGCGTTGGATCAGGCACTGTTCCTCTTATAATTGTAGCTACAGAAGAGAACAAGACCTCATCAGACGGTACAGGTATTGCAGCATATACCACACCAGAAAACGCAGGTAAAGTTTTTAATATTTCTAGTCAGCGCGAATTACTCATTAATTACGGTAATCCAAATTTTTACACCACGGGCGGCACACCGCTTCATGGTTATGAGCTTAACGAGTATGGACTAGAAGCGGCCAGAAGTTATCTGGGCTTTGCTAATCGTGCGTATGTGCTTAGAGCAGACATTGATCTTGCTAAGTTAGCACCCAGCGCCACAGCACCCACTCAGCCACCAGCTGATGGACAATGCTGGTTAGATGTTAATAATACTACCTGGGGCATAAAGCGTAGAGTAGGCGGTCAGTGGGTGTTACAGAACGCTGTTGTTGTACCAGCGACTGATATAACTTCTGACGGCATCCCAACAACTGCATATGGTGTTGACTATGATATTGGTGTTGTATATTACACCTCCACTGGCGCAACAGCAAATACAATTAGGATTTGTGAAAGAAGATCTGGTGCATGGTTCGTTATTGGTGAATCCTCTTGGAACACTGCTACTAGCAACATATTTATTATCAATAATCATTTAAATATTCCTGCAACCAGGGAAGACGGAACAACCCTCAGGGAAAATGATATGTTCCTTCAGACTTCCAAACCAAATCAAGGCTCAAGTATCAATATTAAAGTATATAACGCTATAGCTAAGGAATGGTTGACTGAAGCAGTTTATGGTTCCAAATATAGCAATGAAGCATTTACTTATTATAGTGCACAAGGCGGCCCTGTAGATGGAGATCTTTGGGGAGATTATGATGAAACTCCAATTGCCGAAGTTACATTGCGAAATTGGGAAAATGAGTCTACCGGCACAGAAAATATTTTTTATAGTACTATTATTACTCCAACTGATCCACTATTTGATTTAACTAATCATATCAATAGTCCTGGAACAGCAGCAATGTGGATTTCCATTAACGATAGTGGTGTTTTTGATGCAAACGGGTATATCCCTGTGTTTTTTACAACAGATTCTAATAGTGATGGATTTGCTAGTTTGTCTGACGCAGTTAGCGACATTAACAATAGTGTGTCTGGCGCAACCAATCAAAGCCTCAGAGATAAGCTAAGAGCAGAAATCGTAAATGGTAATCAAATTAAATTTACTCAGCAAGATGGCTGGCAGGTAAAGTTCTTTAATGGAAGCATACCAGGTTGGGCACCCAGTGTTTTGGGTCTGCAATATGGCACACTTGGGGACACTACTTCTGCACTTGCATACAGTGAATGGTCAGCTCTTTCTTATGTTGCAAGTACTACAGCACCTGTGGGAAGTGTTGCTGATAAAACACTTTGGTATGACAATGTAATTAGCAGCGATAATATTGATTTATTAGTTAGTACTGGGTCAGCCTGGTCTTCATTCAATGGTGACGTGCAGTTTCAAGTACTTGCACCAACAACTCAATCCACGGGCGGTACTTTGCTCCTGGGTGATGTATGGATTAGCACAGACAATTTAGAACTATATCCCCAGATTTATCGCTGGTCTTCCGCTGGATGGGCTCTTATGGACAATGCGGACCAGGACACACCAGCAGGAATATTATTTGGTGATTTCAGATCATCCCGCGCCGGCGCATTGTTTACTGATGCTCCCAGTGCTGTATTGTATCCTACTGGAATACTTGCGTGGAATATGATTGCTAGTGGTGGAACTATTCGCCAGTGGGACGAAAATGCTAGCCGTTGGAGAACAGTAAGCGGGTTAAAATCTGATGGTTCACCATACATGCTTAGACATGCACAGCGTAACATGGTAGTAGCTGCAATGCAGGGTGCGTTAAATGCAAACGAAGATATTCGCAACGAAGGTTTAAGATTTAACCTTATTGGTTGTCCAAACTACCCAGAGCTCATGGACGAAATGGTCAACCTCAATGTGGATCGCAAGGAAACTGCTTTTGTAGTAGGTGATACTCCCATGCGTTTAGCATCTGATAATACTAGTATATCACAGTGGGCTTCAAATGCAAACAATGCCACTGGTAACGGCGAAGAGGGTCTTACACTAGCTAATCCTTATGCGGCTGTGTATTATCCAAGCGCTTTGACATCTGGACTTGATGGAACAGATATTTTGGTTCCACCTAGTCATATGATTCTCAGAACCATGGCATACAATGATCAGGTGGCTTATCCCTGGTTTGCGCCAGCAGGATATCAGCGGGGCTTAGTTAGCAACGCCACAAGCGTGGGTTATTTGGATGCTGAATCCAATGAGTATAAGCCTGTGGCACTGAGCCAGGGCCAGCGAGATAATTTGTACATAAACAAGGTTAATCCAATTGGTACATTCACAGGCCGTGGTATTGTGGTGTTTGGTCAAAAGACACTCAATCCAGTAGCAAGCGCCCTGGATCGTGTAAACGTTGCACGTTTAGTTAACTATATTCGTGACAGGTTGGACGAGGCAATGAGACCCTTCTTGTTCGAACCTAACGATGACATCACTCGCCAAAACGCAAAAACAACTGTTGATAGATTTTTGGGGCAGCTAGTTACTTCCAGAGGTTTGTTTGACTTCTTAACAGTGTGCGACAGTTCCAATAATACGCCAGATCGTATTGACCGTAATGAACTATGGGTAGACATTGCTATACAGCCAGTTAAATCCATAGAATTTATTTACGTTCCAATCAGAATACAAAATACACTGGGCGAAACTGGCCAGTAAGTATTTTAAATATGTTTATGGGGGCTTTTAAGCCCCCTTTTTCGTCTTTAAACATAGTATATAATATTTTTTAGTGTATTTAGATAAATAATGGCATAGACAAATATCCAGTAGGAGATAGAAATGGCAAATATTAATACAGTTGAAACTCGTGATAAGTTTGGTGTACCACTTGCTGGTAACCAGGGTAATGGTATCCTTATGCCTAAACTACAGTATCGCTTCCGCGTTACTATGTTGGCAGGTTTCGGCGGCGAACCTCAAAGCAGAGTGCTCACTCAAAACGTTCAAAGTGTAACCAGACCCTCAGTGTCTTTTCCAGAGGTAATGATTGATTCTTACAACAGCAAGAGTTATATACATGGTAAGCATGAATGGTCCACAATTGATGTTGTGGTCAGAGACGACATCACTAATGCAACAACCAGATTGGTTGGTGCTCAGCTACAACGTCAGGTAAACTTTTTCCAGCAAACCACACCGGCTGCTGGCAACGATTATAAGTTTGATATGCAAGTTGAAACCATGGACGGTACAAATGCTGGCCCCACAGAAGTATTTTACCTGGAAGGGTGCTTCCTGCAAAACGTTGCATATGGTCAGAATGATTATAGTACAAATGATGCAGTTCAGATTACCATGACAGTACGTTTTGATAATTGTACTCACTATCAGGGAGATAATGATATCAATGGTAGATTGGTGGGAGGTAATCCTTTCCCAGATAGTGCTAATCTCAATGATGCTGGTGTTCAAGCCTAATAACGGCATGGCATGGCGGGATCCCCTTATAAAAATATTTGGACTGCGTTAACTGCTCAAGGTTTTTATTTGCGGGATTTCCGTAATGCTTATCATTACAATCCCTCACAAGATCCGCCCAGACAACAATTTGGCGGATATGTTAGTTTCGTGCTTGACAGGGATTTATTCGGACAACCCTTTTTCGATGAAGTAAATAACGATGAACTCAGAGTTCGTATGAGTAGTTTAGTTCGCACCGCGGATCTGCCGCAGGTGGAATTTAAAACGCAAACTATGAATGAGTACAACAAAAAGAGAATAATAAACACAGGCGTTGAGTATCAGCCAGTTACTATCAGAGTTGTTGATACTGCTAGTAATGCCTGGTTGCAAATTATCATGAAGTATTTTGCATACCATTATATGAATCCCAGAAACAAAAGCGAGATAGGCAACAGAGATATTAATAGCACAAATATTGGTCAGGGGGGAGTGGATTTTATAGGTTCCCAATATGGCGAAGGCGGTCCGTTCGATAGTAACAAATATGGATACAATGTCAATGAAAATCCTAACTTTTTCGAACGCATCGATTATGTATTGTATCATGCACAAAAAGGTGTGCAGTATAGTTTAATAAATCCTGTAATGACTGGATTTACGCACACACCTCTGGATTATGCTGGTAATGACGTCATGGAATTTACCATGACATTTCAGTATGAAAGTTTTACTACATATGATGAAGTAAATTTTGATTTAACTAATATAGATTTAGCTAGATTTGAAGATGCTTCATCTCTTGAATTAGTTAGTAGAAATTTCAGGGACGATGGTACGGGTAGTATATCAGCAAGCACTCAGCGAGACTATAGATTTCTAGGCAATCGTGGGTCAGAAGTACAAAGATCCAATCAGCCCAGAATCACTAAAAGTCCAGATGAATTTTCCACAACCAAAGATTTCACTACTACCTATGGCACAGAAACTCCTACTGCTGGTGAATCCAGTTTCTTTAAGAATATATTTGGTGAGTTTTTGGGTGACGTTGCTGACAAAGCATTAGTAGCCGCAGTTAATGGTGCAGATGTAAAAGATGCGGTAGTGGGCACTATATTTGATAATGTCACAGACACCATAGTTGAAACCAGAAGAAGACCATCCAAACCTGCGACCATAGAGGTGGGCGTTCCTGATTTTGACCTTGAGAATAATCCCACAGTACCCCCAGGAGATTCATAATGGCCAGAGTGAGTGCTAACATATATGATACTTTCGGAAATGAAATAAAGTATGGAGTAACTCAGGATAAGCTATATAATTATCTTAAAAATGCTACCATACAATTTCCTCTGCCAGAAGCAAGTGCTTTTATTTTACAGGGCTTTCTGGATCCTGCAGACACAGTGGATCCTGTAATGCTTGATCAGGTTTTTACCAAACTCATAAAAATAGGTTATGGCGAACCAGCAGCCAGAGCTATGGGAACTATTTTAATAAAAGTAGCAAAACAGCAGGGCGTAAATCCCCTGCAATATTTTGACGATAATAATGCACAACTTAAATTAGCAGTCGACAGCTATGAAGCCATGAATGCACTCAGACCTGCAGGAAATCGCGTGGGCCTTACAACACCTGTTAATAATTCAAAAAGTCGTCAAGCACATTTCATTAAACCATGAAGCGTTTCCACAAGGGCAAATACCAAGTCATTAATCGTGACAAGTATGTGGGTTCAAAGATGCCAACTTTTCGTAGTAGCTGGGAAAATACCTTTTGTAGAATGTGTGATGAGCACCCAAACATCACACGCTGGGGATCAGAGTGTGTTAAAATACCCTATAGGTCCCCGTTGGACAATCGCTGGCATACCTATTATCCAGACTTTTTAATACAATACATAGACAACGATGGCAAGGAACATGTGGAGCTCATTGAGATTAAACCCAGTGGCCAAAGTACATTTGAAAATGCCAGAAGTAGTTCTGAAAAACGTCAGGTAGTTCTTAATAGTGC